GTTTGATTAATAATTTTTTGGTCTCCTGGATACTGAAGTGTATATTGTTCACTACCATTATCTTTTCTTTCTTTTGTAAAGTATAATGGCCACGGATAAACAATATTCTCATTATTTAACTGCCCACTTTCCTTTTGTATACTATTTAAACCATCAGTTGAGAAGTTTTTTTCGGGTGGAATTACAGATAACAATCTTTGTGTATTTGTTCTTACGTCCCACGCATTTTGATGTGTCTCTTCCATTAGTCGATAGAAGGTATCAACACCCGCAAAAAGTATTGCAAATATGTTTCTTATTGTTGGTTTAAACCCTATTCCAGATTTACTGTTAACTACTCTATCGGCTAAAATTTTAGATAAATCATCATCGATTTGAGTTTCTTTAACCTCAAGTTGTTTTAATGCGTCGTTTACTATATCTAAAAAACTGTTAGTTTCATACACCCCGTCATCAAATCTTTTGTCTCCAAAATAATACATGTCTAACGGTTCGTCCACTAATTGATTTGTTATTAAATCTAAAACTTTTCCGGGAGCAATAGTTCTTTCGTCATTAATAAATTTTGTTAATTGGTTTTGACCCTCAGTTGTGGTTAAATCTAGTTTTCTACCGGTCCTATAGTATTGTGTATTATTGATGTCGTTTTTACTTTCAAACCATTGTTGCAATGGAAAAACTTTTATTACCGATCCTTTACCTCGTATTTTAGACCAAACATTAATCTCTGTTGATAATGAGTTCCCGTCCGACTTTTTATATTTCCCGTTCTCTCCAAATGTTTTGTTTTTTCTTAACTCTTCGATAAAATATGTAATTCTTTCTTCAGTTAATGCTTTATACTTTTCTCTGTCAGCCAAACTTATTGACTTCCTAAATGGGTAATATTTTTTATTTTCATACACATAAAAAGCCCCCCCATCCAAATAATTTTTTTTAGCGTTTGTATATACAGTCACTTTAAGGTCTGTCAATATCTCTCTAAATCTTTGTACGTCGTTTAAAACCGCAAAATCACCTTCTTTTATACTAGCCAAAAGTTTAGTCTCATAACTAGATACCGCAGTTATAAATGTGTCTATTGTGTATGGTGGAAAATCTTCAGGTATTAATTTTTTTCTTTTATATGTGTCATAAACCTCATCTAAAATAATTTGACCCCTCGTTGTTTCAACTATTGTTGTATCGGTAGATTGTGTATTATTTCTTACAGTAACTTGGGCAGGAAACATTTTAGGTGCCGTCCTACCATAACTTAATGGTGTGTCAAACAACAATGCCGTAAATTTACCTATAAGTTCTAATGTAATATTAAAATTTCCACTACCACTATCATACTTAGAATTAAAACTAACTAAAGATAACCTATATCTAATAGCCTTACCATAATACCCTTTAAGTGTTAAATAAAAAATTGGGTAGGGAAAAGTAAAAAATACCGAATACATTGAATTTTCACCTTGTTCAAATAACATCTTCCCTTGAACGTCAACCATTTCTATGGTAACCTTTGGTACTCCCATAGCAGCAACAGTAACATTAATTGTTTTAATACCTAAGATTTGAGTGTCCTCAAACTTTTCTACTCTATTAACGTATGTTGGTCGTCCGTTTCTTGTTGTATTATTTTCAAATTTTTGATTTGATGATTGTCCTTGTCTTGATTCTTTACCTGTAAATTGATCCGACCAACTTGTATCAAAGGCTTTCTTACCTTTTGGTTGTAAAAAGTTTATTTTAAGATCCGTATCACTGGTCAAACTAGCAATAGTTGTATTAACAACACTATTGTCAAAACTTTCACCTATCGCAAGTTTTGTTCTTGGTATAATAAACGTTTCTAAATTTGCATAATAAACCAAATCCTCGTGGTCAACCAATCGAGATACTCCTTTACCTTCCGTGTCCGACAATTTATTTGGGTCTATTAAAACAATATTGTCGTATTGTGTTTCAATAAAAACGTTTTTAGTTTGTTTACCTGCCATAATAAAAAATATGTGTATCTAACGCACTTTTGTAGTCTTGCAACGCAGCAATTAATGGAAAAGGTATAATTAAAATGGTTCCGTTAGGAATATCAGTCTCTAAACCTCCGTATAGTGGGTTAGCCATTTGAATTAACCATCCAAAATATGGTGTGCCGTATTTCTCATAACTTATTTTATCTAACCTACTTTGTCCTGTTCTATAGATATATTTTTGGTCACTTACTCTTTGTGGTAATTGTAAAAAAGGCACAACCGTTTGTTGTCCGTTTATTAAAAAGTTTTCGTATCTGTTATAATATTGTGACATATTAGTTTAATGTATTTTTAAGGTTAAATTTATCCCATGTTGAGTTAACAGTTGAGTAGATGTCTTTTAAATTAGTTTGTTGAACATCCGCCGGACTTAGTATTTTAGAGTATGTCATTTGTCTTGTCTTGTCTAAATTATATGGAATATAATTTGTAAATTTATTAGTGTAGTAACTATCTTTAAACGTTTTCCAATACTCGTCCGTTTTTGTTTTTGATTTTTTATAGTCAGGGTATAATCCGGTAGTTGCCGGTTCATTTTTAAATTGACCTGTCGCCAAATTTAACTCCGTTACCCACCCAACGTTTTTTGAAATAAATGGTTGCCAATTAATGTCCGTTGGTGTATTTTTAACTGGTTCAGTAACCGTAGTTATAAACTTAACAGGATCTTCTAAAATTGATTTACCAAAAACCATAAAACATCTGTTTTCAACACCTACTAATCCTGTTGTCTCTAACCCAATATCGTTGCTAAAATTTTCATTATATTTTGTCTTGGATGTTGTTGGTATTATATTAACACTCAGTTTTGTATCTAATTCGTTTAAATCAGAACAAATCTTAAAGAAGTCTTGTTTAAGTTCATTAATAGTGTTCGTAACACCGACACTACTTACATTAACTTTTGATGTTCCTGATATACCATAAACAACCACCCCACCCATTTTATTAATATATCCGTCTGTTGTATCAGCAACATAATTTATTTGATCTACTAATCGTATTAATGGAAGTTCATCTTTAACTATCGTGGCGTTGGCCGTTTCAAGATCTGACAAATATAATTGTTTAAGTGCTTCAGCCATTTGCTTAAGTTTATTTTTAATTTTTCTAATATCATCTTTTGTAAACCCTTGTGTTGCCATTCCTCTAAGAATTGGAATTGTTTCAATTTCAATGTCTTGTTTTATTTTTTCAAATAGATTATCAACTTTTGGTTGTATCTTTTCACTTTTACCAAAAATGGTTGCTCCACTACTCGTGTTACCGCTCAAGTAATCAAAATACCCTTTTGAGTATTTTCTTTCGTCAGTTAAGATCGATATACCGCCAAGTAATTGTTTACTATATAAAGTCTCAAGAGAGTTAACGGTTGTGTTAGCATAAGACTTAGTTTTAACCGTTATGTCTTTCATAATGTCTTTATAGTTTATATCTCCAGTAATTATTCCCGTATCCGGATCAAAATAATTACTAGTAATAGCACCTATAGTTACACCACCATCATTAGTTGCTGGTCTATTAAAGTTATCAATAATACCTAATTCGTCTTTAATACTTTTTAAAAGTTCTGCGTCGTATTTTGACGTTACATCTTCAGTTGCTTCTGCTCTTTCATCATACATTTCAGTATTCGCATAATAATTAAATGAAAGTGCGTTTTGAAGTTTTGCAACAGGTTCAGCCAAACCGTGTCCACCAATAAAATTAAATCCCATTTTTACTGTGGCGATCATCGGTTGAACTCCAATACCTTCAGGGTTTAAGTCTAATAAAGAATCGTCGTATGTTATACTTAAAGAATCAAAAACAACTTTTGTATGCCAAAAATCACCAACCCTTAAAACGCAAATAGGAGGGGCACCAAATACACTATTTATTACATCATCATAAACTAAAGTGGTGCTACCACCGTTCACTTCACTAACTGTAGGTATAGTGTCTCCAGGTCTCATACATTGTTGTAAAAATACTAAACGAGAATTAAGACCTTCAGGAGTAATTGAATGGAATGCTGGTTGGAAATATTTTATTTTTTCTTTTATCCCATCATAAATCATGGGATTAGATTGTTTCACCAAATCAAAATAATTACATTCTGTAAGTAATTTTCTTAATAATTTTTTTGTTAGGTCTTTTCTTGGTTCTCCTCTTTTTCTTTGTACTTTTCTTTTTTCTGTTATTTTTAAATTTTGCGTATCTTTTTTTTCGTCATCTTCTTCTTTTGCTGGTAAAACAAATTCCGCCTTTTCTATTTCTTTTTGTACTTCATTTTTTGATTTGTCCTCTTCAGTTTTTTGTGGTTGTGGATTAGTAATAACAATATCTGAAACCCTAACTCTTCTACAAGCCATGGCGTTTATTGAAAACACACCCTCTTGTCCTATTGTAAGAAATTCTTTTGTACAACTTATAGATTTATATTTAGCGTCTTGAATCGTTTCTTCTTCCCCTTTAGCGTCTTGTTCTATAGTTAATTTTTTATTTTTAATGTACGTTTCTAAAGTTTGTCCATCATAAGCAAATTGTTTTATATAATTTAAAACAGAATCTATTCTTCTTTTTGATAGTGACACATTATAGGTATCCGTTGTAATTGCAGATGCTGATCCAATCAATTTAAATTTAATTTCAGATCCCGATTTTAGTGCTTTCGATAATTCGGTTAAGAAATTTTGAAGTTGTTTAAATTCGGTTTCCGCATAATCAAAAAACGCATCCATCGATTCCTCTCTACAGTCAATATATTCAGTTAACCATGTTTGTGTTGATGCATTAGGTAACGAAGTGATTGTACTTGTATAATCTTTATATGTTGCATCGTTGTACTTTATAATCTTTTTAAGACTGTTTTTCTTATATGAGTCTCTTTTTGTTTTATAATCGTCAAACAAGTCTTTTATATTTTTTGTTGTTGTCTCATTAGTTGTTTTAGGATCTGGATAGTCATTTCTAAAATACACTATAGGTTCAACTAAATTAAATTCCGTAACTGTTGATGCGGTTGTTGCAGTTGATGCGGTTGTTGCAGTCGTTGCACTGGTTGTGGCACTTGGTACGCTGTAGTCATTAACGACAACAGGGTCTCCGTCAACATTCTCAGCAGGTAAAACTTCAGTTAATTTATCAACCTCTTCATCATCTAAATAACTTACGGTGTCAAAAATATCTTTTAGTGTAAATTGTCTATATCTTTTTGCTAAATCGTAAATATCATATTTTAAACATCCAGCAAAAAACGAATCTAATACTTTAGATACTTCAGAATTATTAGATAATTCTTGTAATTCTTTTTCAACTAAAAGATTTGTTATTGATGGGTTATCTACAATTATTTTAAAACCAATATTACCACTTCTACTTGTGTTTTGGTAGGTATATACCGGTTCAGGTCTACCTAAAAACGTATGGTCTGTCCATCCGGCTTGTATACTTTCATCAAAATCTAACTCATAAGGTGGAAACCACATGATTCTACCACCAAAAGGTCCTCTTTCACAGTCAGGTAAATCTTCATAGGTGTATCCCGGTTTGTTCGATGTTCTCCATGATAAATTTTCAATAGATAACATATATTTTTTTACCTTACCGTTTTGTACGTTTGTTGACTCGTTACCCCTAATTGGTGCGATATTCAAATTAAACGTTTTATCTAAAACGGAGTTTGTGTATTTTCTTATATTACCATCAGTTTTTTGTAACTCATCGTAAGTCATATATGGTCTATCTTTGGTAAACAATCGACAATACTCATAACCAACAACATCTTTACCATCTGGTGATGCTGGACTTGAGGTCTTTGTTGTGTATCTAACAACCCTAGATCCTTTAGTTAATTCTACATATCCGTCGTTAAAAACTTTAGATAATTGATTAATTGCATTACCAACATGTTCTAATTTCATGCTGGATTTATTTCCAGCGTCAACTAATTTTTGTGTTATATCTAAAATAGACCCTTTAGTAAAGTCGTTTTTAGTTGATTGTGTTGAATCAAACTGAATACCAAAAACATTACTTTGATAGAATGTATTATCTTTACCTAGCCCTTGACCTAACGTGTTTACCGTTTTTCCTCCTGGTCCGACAAATTGGTATTTTTCTATGTAATTATTTTTTGACATCCATGTCAATCCTCCTTGTACACCATTTAAACCATCATAGTATGGTCTAGTGTTAAATCCGGTATATATTTCTGTTATTTTTTGTCCTTCAAAATCTTTTCCTATATTACTATAACTTAAAACGGCACCTCCACTTGGATCACCGTTTTTATCTTGTGCTTGTTCACTAATCGGAGAAACCAATTCAGTTATCTGACCCTTTCTTGTCCCGACATAATAATTTGGTGCCGGTGAAAATAAATTTGGATTTAATGGAGTGTTTAGTCGGTAATCAGGTCTATATTCGTTATAAAAAAGTTGATCATACAACAAACTTTTAGTTGCTTCAGATGTGTTATTTACAAATAAATCGGATGAGGTTTTACTATCGGCTCCTGTTAATTTTCTTATCGCCCCTAAAACTCCCTGAACCAACGGAGCTATTGGATTTTCAATTAGTTGATTTAATAACCGTCTTTTTGGATAATCAAAATACTCACCCGGTATTAAAGAAACCGGTGAATAAAGACCAGCAAGTCTTGCTGCGAACCCAACGGCATCACCTATAAGTCCTTGTGGTGAACTAATTTTATAATTCCGAGCCAATACAGGTATAGTCCCACTCAAGATTCCAATAGCATTAAACGGATCTAAGTTTGGTTTTACTGAAATTTCTCCACTATCCGGATTAACACTTGAGGTTAATGCGTTTACTCTACCTAATGTTTGAGATATAAGTTCTAAGGCGACTCTATGTTTAAACTCTCTTTGTAGTTGTTTAGCACCTAAACTCGCCAAATCCGAATCTTGTGAAAGTTTACCGTTAGACCCTGTTGGGTTATCGGCTAATAATATATTGTATGGGGTGTATGTTGATGGTATATACCCTAACGTTTTTAATCCATCAGCATATGCTGTTCCAATTGTTTTAATTTGTAAATCATCAATAGTTAAAACTTCATAAGTTCCTGTACCTGTAACATATTTGTTTTTTCCATATGCTTGTCCTTCTTTTGAAGTACCCACGATTTGTAACTCACTATTTATTGTATCATTAAAATTATAAATTCCTTTGTTTGGTTTTTTAGGTAAATTTATGTTCGGATCAGCAATTCCTAAATTGTTTGTTTCGGGTCTATAACTATTAATTGTTAGTTGTTCTAAATTGACCTCTCCTATTAGTTCTAATGGACTTTCAACAGTATCAGGGAACCCATACTCACCTTCGTTTGAGTTTGTTTGGTTATTTTGATTTACGGGTTGTTCTCTTCTTGGTTGATCAGGTCCATATTGATTTAATCCAATAAGTTGTGGTCTGTCTAATTTACCCTCTAAAAATAGATCACTATTTAATGTGTCACCATAATTGTAATTACCTTTAGATGCGATTGGTCTAGGTATTAGAGTGAATGGAGAAACTTCGGTTTGACTTTGGCCACCTTCAGGTCTGTATTCATTTCTAACTATAAGTCTTATCTTTTCATCTTTACCTATAACTTCCAAACTATTTCCAACAGTATCCAAAAAATTATATTCACCCTCGTTAGACCCTAAAATTAAATCATTATTAATTGTATATTTGGTTGGACCAAAATCACCTTGTTGGTCTGGTGTGTATTTGTTTTTTATTCTTAGAGATACTTCTTGTACGTTACCAACTTGAGATAACACACTATTTTCAGTATCTACAATTGAGTATTGTCCTGATCCGTTTGTAAATATGGTTTTATCGTTATTAATGTACCATACCGTTCCTCCAAAATTATTTTGATCGTTTGGCTTATATACGTTCTTTACAATTAGTTCGGTTTCTTTTGTGTCTCCAATTAATTCTAATTTTGATCCAACTGTTTGTATGTAACCGTAATTACCTAAATTACTATTATTTAAAAGGGTTACATTCACATTAACGACGTTACCGTAAGACGTACCATATTCTGTAGGACCATAAAGATTTTTTACGTATAATAAATTTTCTTGTGAGTCACCAATGGTTTCTAACTTACTTCCAACACTATCAGAAAAATCGTACTCACCATAATTTGTACTTGTATTTAAGTTTCTGTTAATAGTAATAGTGTCTCCGTAAGTTGAGTTTGTTTGTTGTGGTCCATATTTGTTTTGTTTATACAAATATTTTTCTTGGTTGTTTCCTACCACATCAACGGTAGGTGAATCTATCACTGAAAAATCAATTAGGTTAAATTCTGATGTTGCGGGGCTTGAGTAATCGCCAAAATTACCATCAACCCTGTAAGGTTTTAAATTCCTTACAAGTAATTTTTTTCTAAAATTTTCACTAGAGTTAAATGATAATGGGCTTTCCATTCAATTTTTATTTATAAATAGGTTGAATTATATTTTTTATCCTTGTAGGGTTGCTTGATTTGTATAGAAAGATTTCTGATTCGCAACCATTGACATAATTTGGTTGGTGAATTGTCTACTGTTTAATGCCTTATCTAACATAGACGTATCAACGCCAGGAGCATCTATCTTTACCTTAATTTCACCAAAATCCACTTTACCTGAAACTTCTGTATTTGAACCACCAGCACCACCTTTAGCCATCATTTCCGATAATACGTTAGTTGCTGCTTTACCTCTTTCAAATATTTTTTCAAAATCGGTACCTACATATACAGAATCTTCTTTTAATCCCTCATAAATTTTTCCTTTTGACATTATCATTGGGGGGGATCCAGCGGAGAAAAGTCCGTCTGGTACTGGTGTAGGTTGAGGGGTTGAGCCACCAGCAACAGTAGGAAGAGTCTTATCTCCAGCAACATTAGGAAGAGGCTTGGTTTCAATAACAGGTGTTTGTTGATCGCCAGCAACATTAGGAAGACCTCCGTTATCTGGTTCTTTTCCAATACCACCAACAAGTCCATCAACAAACTCACCGGGTTTAAAGTTTTTAAGTAAATTAATTGTTGTTTTTGCGGCTTCTGTAGCCTTGGTATTTATTGCTGTTATTGCATCTGCAGATTCTCCAGCAACACCCGTTGCGAGGGATTTTCCTGCCGTACCCATCATTTCAGAATTTTCTGCAATACTTTGCATCAAAACTGATTCTTTTTTAGTTGCACTTAAATTAGCCAAAACCGCATTTTTAATAACATTAGTGTCCGCGGCTTGTTTTTCGGCAATAGACATTTGTTTTAATGTCAAGTCTTTATCGCTCAAGGCCGCATTTTTTTGATATTCTTCTAACGAAGACATGAATTTAGGGTCAGCTAACGCATCGTCCAACGAAGAGAAAGATTTATTTAGTCCTGGTAGTTCTATACTAACAGTACCTTCTTTACTAATTTGAGCCAATCCTGCAACTAAATTTTGAGTATCCTCATCTGTTATTTTTTCTGATAATTTTGTACTACTTTTAATGAAATCCAATTTAGCCAATTCTTTACCAGCATTTGCAGTTTCTTCATAATTAATACCTAAAGCCTCTGCTTGTGCTCTTAACGCGTACATATCTTCAGTTGTCTGTGCGAATGCTCCCGTTTCTTTATCAAATGTAAACGTTGCCTTAGCCATATTTAAAACTTCATCTGTAAGTTTTTTCATATCTTTTTGACCCATGTGTAATAGTTGGAATGGGTTACCTAACGCACCTATATTTCCACCTATCATTTGTAAACTCGCAGCGGTTTGCATCGCAGTTTCGGGATCAAGTAATTTTTCAGCAGCACCTTTAATTTGTAATTTTTCCATACTAGTACCAAGAAGTTTGGTTTTTTTAACCATTTCTTCAATGTCTTTTACACCACCTTTAAAACCAAATAAACTCGCTTGTTTTAAATTTTTTGCAACTTCAGTTGTAAAACTTTTAGCATCTAACCCACTTTTTCTTGCGGATTTACCTAACTCAGACATTTTACCAATCGACTGTTCTTGTGTGCCACCAAATTTACTAAATTCGGCAACCATTTTACCGGTTTCGGAGCTTGTCATATTTGTTGCCTTGGAAAATTGTATTGATTGTGTTGTTACTTCCGTTGATATACTAACAATTCTTCCCATCTCTCCAGCTAATCCCTGTACAATTTCTGCCGAGTCTTTAAATGTGCCTCCTATATTTAATGTTTCTAGATATGATTCTTGAAGTATGTGTCTAAACCCTTCGGCATTAATAGATACTCCTCCCATTGTCTTTTGAAGGGCCAAAGCAGAATCTTCCTGAGTTGTTAGTTGTTCAGTAACGTTTTTAAATACCTTATTAAGATTCTCAACACTATTAGGTAAAACCCATTCAGTTAATGCGGTTGTAAGTGTGGAGAGTTGGTTTATAACTCCTTGTCCTTTTGTCGTTTGCTCAACAACCTTATCATCTGATTGTGCTTTTGGTGCTTCTCCAAATAAAAATAGCATAGTTAGTTTTTCTTATAAATAGGTTAAATTATTTTTTTTGATATTCCTCCGTTAGTTTATTCATAAAATACTTACGTTCAAAAGTCGGCATGATTAGAATATCTGAATAAGAAAAATTAGCCAGTTTGGTTAAATAGTAGGTTTCGTCTAAAAGTAGTTTTTTATACTGAGAAGAAAGGACGAAAAAAGTCAACCCCAAAGGTAACACTAAATGTTACTCTTTCTCCTGACGGGGCTATTACTTCTTGTTTTAAATCGATTGATGGTTCGCATTCCTGTATAAACTTTCTAACATGTTTTGAATCCATAATTGGCATGTTTTTAATAAAATTTGAAATTTGTCCTTTATCTTTGTTTCCATCGATTTCAACAATTTGTTGTTCTAATTTTTTTGTGACAACAGGAGCAATCATACCTTTTGGATATTTTTCAACCATTTTATCAACTTCTTTTATTTCTCCCCAATTTAATAATTTAACTTTAATTGATTTATCACTTTTTGGAAGTTTGGTTGTAAAATACCCCTCGTTGTCTGCAGTATGAGGTGAGTCGATATATTTTAACTCATCTAATATAATAGTAATATCAAATGTTTTATCTGTTGCAGGATCCTTTAAAGTATAACTATATTCAGGTCCAAAGGCGGTATTTCTTAAAAATATTAAAATTGCAGAAACATCGACATCTAAAAGATGATCCACATTAAAATTTGGTTCGTAAATTTTTTGTTTTAATAATGTATATATAATACCTTCTTTCGAATTATTTTGTGACATTAAAATGTTTTCATCGTTAGCCGTTAGAAACCCCACTTTAATTGACTCTCGTCTTGGTGTGTAATATATACCCTTAGAAGGTAGTCTTACCACGTCATGTGGTAGAGAAAAATCTTGTTGTCCGTATAATGCTGATTGATCCATAGTTTTTTTATTATAAAAATACTTTAACTATTTTCTATGTAAATAAAAAACCCCACTTTGTTGGTGAGGTTCTTAAAAAATATTTTAATTTTGTTTTAGTAAACCAAAATACATCTATCTGGTTGCATTGAAGCTTTAACCGTAATTAATCCATCTTCACTATATCCTAATGAATCGAAATCAACATTGGTTAAGAAACAACCTTGTAAGATCCATTTTTCAACTGCTACCCCTGTTGGGTCTAACATTTCTAAATCGATGTCTTTTTTATAACCGGCAGCATATCCCATACGTCCTGTAACAGATTCTGCATGTAAACGAACCCACTCCATAAGTGCTTGTGAAGCCGAAGGACCGATCGGATCTCTAAACGTAACATCAATAGATCCCCACTTAAATCTACCAGCAACATATGTTGACGTATTTAAGAAAGGAATCTCTGTAGATCCAATTTCTATTTTAGGTCTTGAAGTGCTTTCAACATACCAAGAGTTTATCCCCAACGAAGAAGGGAAAGTTAAAATAAACCTATTTTTTCTTTTAGGTTCATATTGAAAGGGCATTTTCATTAATAAATCAGCCATGTTTTCTTATTTTTAGTATTTTTATTTTTTATATAAATATTGTGTTATTTATTTTTTTGTCTTTACTTTTTTTTATTTTGTAATATTTCTTTACTAGTATCTTAATTAAATCTAGTTTTTTTACCTCCTTTAGTTAAGTATAAATTAACTGGATTTTTTTCATACTCTTTATTTAAAAATTCTGATGATGCTTCAATATTTCTTTGGTCATCATCTGAAAACCCTATAGTTGTGTGTCTATTTACAAATTCGTCAACATTAATAACCGGTTCATCCATTGCTACGTCATTTTTAAATTTTGGAACCAAATCGGTAAGATCCATATTTGGATTCTTCTTTAAAATGAACTGTATTAAATTTTTGGCCAAATCTCTACAATATGAAATAAACTCTTTAAGTGCTTTGTTTTTTCCTTCTTCAGGAGATGCCGCACTACCACTTCCATAAGAAACCGGATGGAATTTACACATATTTAAATATTGTTCTATGGTTGTGTTCCTATTTGGTCTAATATCTTCAGAGATCCCTTCAGAGGTTAATAAATCGTATTGTCTAAGACTCTCCTCAAGTTTTTTTCTATTTAAACCATTTTTGTTTGACATTATAAGATTGTAAACCGATTCTTTTAAAGTTTCAGGATTGTGACCACGAGCGGTGATTATTGCAAAAATAGATCCACCATTAATACATTCAACAAAGTCATTCCAAGCTGGACCAAGTGGTGCAGTCATTGAGTCGACCACAAACCTTTTATCACCCATTTCTCGGAAAAACCTAAACGGTTCATTAGCAAAACCAATAATTGTTGCACTTTTATATTTAAAAGGTTCCACACCGATTTGAGTTCGGTGTTCAGCAAAATCTTCAGTTGACATACCGATCTCATCATCATTTTCAGACATAACCATTATTTTTGTTGGCATAAACATTAAGTTATCGTCCCAGTCAAATGCATAATACTTTAAGTCAGGTCTTAATTCTTTTGTTTCGTAATCATCGACCAACCCCTCATTAATTCTTTTTTTAAGTACTTGTATATATATGTGTTTTTTAATATCCATTACTTGTTAAGTTTTGATAAAATATATTCTAATTGAGCTTCAGTTATTATTATGTTTTGTTTCTTAGTAGAAAATGATTTTTTATTAATATTTTGATCACCTACACTTTCTTTAATGATTTTTTTTTCGATTTTCATTGTGTTATTTTTAATATAAATATATAAATGGGGAATATTTCTACTCCCCACTTAGTTTATTTTTTTATTTATACGTCATCAAAAGATGCTCCTGTTGGTGTAATAACAAACTCGATGTCGATATACTCTAACGCTCTTGTTGGTTTTAAGAAAATCTTACCTGTTAAAGTGTTTGAATCTAAATCTTCAGGAGTGTTTGATACCGTCACACGGAAATCAATTAAACCACGATCTCTTCTGATTGAATCCAAAATCGGGTTAACAGAATCCAAGAAGTCTTGTCTTACTTTATCATCGTTTTGTTCAAACAATAGTCTTATCGCTACTGCTGAAATCAACTTACGTGCTTGTAATAACAATCGTCTTACGTTGATTCTATCAAGTGCAGACTCTCTAATTTGTAGAGTTTTGTTACCCCAAATCACTGTACCAACATCAGAGAAGGTTGCGATTGGATTAATTCTACCTTTATAAAGTGTGTCTCTATCGTCTTGTGTTAACTTTTTACGTGCTTTAATAGCATTTACGATACCTCTTGTGTAACCCGCAGATGCGAACCAAGGGAAAGCGATGTTATCGGTTAATGCTAAGTTTTTAGTTACCTCTGCAGTACCCGGTAAATAAATTTGTGTATTATTTACTGTATCTCTTGTTAAAACCCATGGGTAATAAGTTGCGGTATAGTTAGAGTCGATACCTGTGTTTTCTAAGTTATCTACAACTTGTTGAGGATAAATTAAACCTTCTTCTAAATCATTATACGTAGGTAAGAATAAATTAAAGTCAGGTGTTGTACACACATAAATAGAATCCGCTCTATCTGTTTCAACCATATCAATTGCTAATTCCACAAGATTTTGGTTATTCACATAATCAATACCCGGAGTTGTAAATATATTAATGTTTACCGCTTCTGGATTTGCAAATGTTGATTGACCCCATAAGTATGCGTAATAGTCAGTGTTAGCCCAAGTCTCTTGGTTTGGTCCTGAAATTTGTTTAAACGCTCCCCATCCTGTTGCCGTAGGGTATGTGATTGATGCTTCTGCTCCGTATTTATATCCTGATTGACCTAATGCGAATGAATCATTATTTGTTCTGTACTCTCTATAGATATCCCATCCGTCAAATCCACCATAAGGTAATGCTGTAAATTTACGAGTATTTAATCTATAATAAGGGTTGTTAGTATCATCAGGTTCACTATTAAACGACCCTACACCCACTTCAAATGCCGAAGTTGTTGCTGATAGAAGTGCGTTATACATCGTTACGATAGTCGCTCC